TCTGATGCTTGGAAAGATTCGGTTAAATTGTATCACCAGTTAAATGGGGGTAGATTATATGGTAAAATAAAAATCATTAAACTAACTGATGATAAGGATGTTGCGGATTTAAGGGGTAATATTGATGAATATTATTATGAAATAAAGTAGATTTTATTTGGTTATATGAAATAAATGTTATTACTTTGTCCCAACATTAAAACAATAAGTTATGTCCAACACAGTTTCATTTGATTTGACGACCTTCAAAAATTTAAAAAACGAGTACCAAAACGCTATTCAAAACAACATTACAGTATTCACCTTTGAGGGTAATGAATATTTAACTAGTTATGCGAAATATCTAATTGAATATCTTAAAACAAAATTTGAAAAATAATATGAAAATAGATTTAAACGAGGTTGCTAAAGAGATTAGAGGATTGTTGGATAAACGAAGAGAGGAACTTGATTTAACCTTTGTTGAAGACACCCACACTTATTATATGAAAGATGAGACGGGTGTTGTTAGAAATGATTATCCCTCCGTTAGTAAGGTAATGAAATACTTTTATGAAGAGTTTGATACTGAAGGTATCTCATTAAAGAAAGCCAAAGGAGACCCTGAAGTTCAACAACAACTATTAGATGAATGGAAAGCGGCTGGTGATTACTCAACCAATATGGGTAGTAGAGTCCATTATATGTTGGAGAAGAAAACCATAGAGATGTTTGGTGATTACAAAGAGGTGAGACAACCAATCTTTGAATGTGATTTTACCCAAGTATTAAAGGGTGATAGTATGATATCTGCGGGAACCGCTTATTTAGACCTTATGGTTGAGAGGGGTGCTGTGTTATTGGATACGGAGATTGTATTGGGAGACCCTGAATTAAAATATACAGGTCAACCGGATAAAGTATGGTTGATTATGAATAAAGAACAAACTGAGTTTGGTTTGGTGATAACAGACTGGAAATCCAATAAGCCGAAGAACTTTGAGGAGTCATTTTTCACTAAAAGAATGTATGAACCATTTGATAAATTACCAAACAACGCATTGGGTCATTACTTCACTCAATTACCTTTTTACGGAAAACTCCTTATTAAAATGTTGCAAGGGACTAAATACGAAAACATTAAATTGTATGGGTGTGTTATTGTTCTTGTGAAAGAAAATGGTGGGTATGAAGAGTTCCGTGTCCCAAAAGGAGTTCAGGAGACTATATTGGAGATGGATATGAAAAAATATTTGACTAGTAAGTAATTAACAACTAAATTTAAAAGAAAAAACATATGGACGATTTATTGCAACCAAAGATTGATTTAAAAAAACAACCAACACTTGAGTGCGAAGAATGTGGAAGCATCTACTTCAAAGAAGTTGTTATGATAAAAAAAGTAAACAAATTATTAACAGGAAGTCAGGAAGATACGATTGTTCCATTCCCAACCTATCGTTGTGATGATTGTGGTCACGTCAATGAGGATTTTAAATTATTTGATAAATAATGAAATTAATTAAAAAAGAAGGTGTTTGTGCTCCTTGCACTGCGTCATTGTGGTGGATACCAACAATAACATATATCATTATGTCAATTAATGGTGTTAAATGTCATGATGAATGGTTATGGTGGGTAGGAATACCTGCTTTAATTTTAGTATGGGGATTATTAAATTGGAAAATTGAAAAATAATATGATAAAAAAATTAGTTCACTTTAGTGACTTACATATACGATTATTCAAAGACCACGACTTATATCGTGGTATCTTGAATAATATGTTGGAACAATTTAAAGAAATTGCTCCGGATAGGCTTGTTTTCACCGGAGATTTAGTTCATTCTAAAAACCAAATGACGCCTGAACTTATTGAGTTCGTTGCTTGGATTCTTACGGAGTGTTCCAAGATTGCTAAAACCGTAGTTATAATTGGGAATCACGACTTTTTGGAGAGTAACTCCTCAAGGTTGGATGCTCTTACACCGGTAATTGATTCATTAAAGAACGACAACATCGTTTATTTGAAGAATAGAGGGGAATACGAGGATGATAATATTGATTGGGTGGTGTATTCATTACTTGACCATAACATTCCGCCTGAGATTGAAAAAACGGGTAGATTGAAGGTTGGGTTGTTTCACGGACCAGTTCAAGGATTAACAACTGACATCGGATATAAGTTTGAAACCGGATTTGAAACAGATAAGTTTAACGGGTGTGATTTAGTTTTATGTGGTGATATTCACAAAAGACAAATCTTTAACATCCCTGGTGGTAAGAAGGCGTATATGGTGGGTTCTACAATCCAACAGAACTATGGGGAAACAATAACCAAACACGGATTCGGAATCTATAATGTTGAGACAGATGATTATTCATTTGTTGATTTGGATAATCCAAAACCTTTCTTATCATTTAAGATGAAATCATTTGACGATATAATAAATGGAACTGAAAAATTGGTAAATAATGGGAAATCTTAGACATAAATACTCCGATGAGGAGTGGGAAGAATTGCTTAAAAAAATAGAACAAGAAGACAAAGAGCGTGAAGCAAATCGTGTTAACAAGTAGTCAATTAACTAGTGTCAATGAGTATTGTAAATTAAACGATATTGAGGACATTGATAAATTCATTGTAAAATGTTTTACTGGTGGATTTAATACGACTAAATATGGGTTGTTAGGTGATGATTCGGGAAAAACGAGTATTGTTGAGGAAAAACAGGTAGAAATTGAGGTAATCCGTGAAATACGGGTAGAAGTTCCTGTTGAAGTTATCAAAGAGGTTGAGGTGATTAAGGTGGTGGAAGTCATTAAAGAAGTTCCGAGCCCACCCGCGGAAATAGAAATTATCAAATATGTTGATAGAGAAGTCATTAGGGAGATAAAAGTTGAAGTTCCTGTCGAAAAAATAGTATATATTTACGACAATCCCGTCCCAATTATAGAGGAAAAAAGGGACGAACCTGAACCAATTATTATTGAGAAGATAGTGGAGGTTATTAAGGAAGTTCCGGTGGATAGAGTAGTTGAGGTGGAGAAGGTGGTAGAGGTTATTAAAGAAGTTATAGTTGAGGTTGATTCCGGAAATGATAAATTAAAACTTATCCAAGAAACTTTACAGAAATTAAGAAAAGAACTATCTTTAAAGAACACAAGAATAGAAGAGCTTGAAAAAATAAATAAACAATTGGAATCAAGTAATATGGAGCGCGGTGCGGTTTATATGAAAGGTTCTAACTTAACAGAAAATTTATAATATGGAAATATTAGTTTGGTTCATTTTAAGCTACGGGCTTATGAACATTATGGTATACGGGTCAATCTTTCAGGGATTGAGAGATTTCTTTAAAAAATGGGGTAATAATGAATACGCACCACTTAACGGATTAGGACACTTTATATCGGGTATATTAACCTGTCCAATGTGTTTTAGTACTTGGGGTGGATTCCTATTGAGTTTTTTATTATATTCTCCAATACACCAGTTATTCGGTATTTCCGAAAATGTGTCTTGGTTCTTTGATGGTCTATTATCATCAGGGGCTGTGTGGATAATAAACTCTATTGTTGAATGGTTTGAGGAAAACAGACCAGTGAAAAATTAAAATATGGAAACACAATTTCAAAGTGGTTATTATATTATAACTAACAAAACAAACAATAATGAAAAATATCTTGTATTAATTAGTGGTTTTAACCCATTTTTAAAGATTGAAGTTATTTGGGATTTACATAACAGTAAGTTAACAACAGATGATGTTATAAGGGGAAAAAATTTTGATTGGGAATTACAAAATATTAAATGAAAACATATGAATAAAAATTTTAAAATACCAAAAAATGGTTTAATACCATTTGCCAAACGGGGTGAAATTAAAATAAATTATGATAGTGAATTTGAAACAGAACTTATTGATATTGATATTAAATGGATTGAAGATTGTTCAGATGAAGAAGTTGACGAATTCAGAAAAAATGGTTTTGTTTTGAAGAAAACAGACCAACAAAAAATTAAAATATGGAAAGTAAATTAGGTGATTTTGTAATTAAGTATTTGAAAGAAAAAACTCAAACTAGAAAAGTAATCAAATGTGTGGATTTTTTTCAATTAATAATTGATATGGGTCTCAGTGATGAATGTGTTGAGGTTATGAATATTGTTGAATATTTGGACCAAAATGAGATAGATATAAATTTTGATGACACTGCGGGGGATTATTACTCACGATTTAAATCAATTGAGAGAAAAGTTAAACTATCTAAAATGTTACAAGGTAGTAAAACGGAAGTTCAAAAAATGATTGAGAAAGTTGATAGTATTAAAATTCAAGAGAGACCGGATTGGTTGGATTATTATAGAGATGAGGAGGATGATGAAGATACAATACCTATCGCAACATCAGATAGAGATAGAAATTTAGGTCAAGATATTATTGATAGATTAACTAACAAAATTAGAGAACAAGTTGAGAATGAACCGGAAATAACTTTAGAAGAAATAGAAAAAGAAATAAATAACAATTAAATAAAAACAATCATGCCAAAGTCAAAATTACGAGGTGGAGCAAAAGCTCACAAAACAAGAGTTACAACAAGAAACAACTCTCTTAGAGGATTAAGAAAGAAAGCTCAAGCGGAGTATACCGAAATGTTTGAGAAACAAATGGAAACAATGAAAGCTCAATACCAAACTGAAAATGGTGAAACAATGGATATAAACGCTGAGGTTATAGGCGATGTGAATGATATTAACATCGTTGAGGCTGAGCTAGTAACACCTGAAGTTGAAGTTGAGAACTAAAATAGTATCCGCATTTCCTGGAGTAGGAAAAACAACTTATCATATAAACAACCCTAACACCACTTTGGATTCCGATTCAAGTGGTTTTAGCTGGGTTGTTAATGAGGGTGGTGAAAAGGTTAGAAATATAGAGTTTCCACAGAACTACATAAACCATATTAAAGAGAATATTGGTAAATACAAATACATCTTTGTGTCTTCACATAAAGAAGTTAGAGACGCTTTATTGGATAATTGTATTTTCTTCTATTTGGTTTATCCGGATAGTGATAGAAAAGAGGAGTTCATCAAACGATACCGAGATAGAGGTAATGACGAGAACTTCATTAAGTTAGTTGATTCCAAATGGGATGAATGGATGTCGGAATACTATTGGATGGAAGGTGGTTGTGTAAAATTAACCGCTTATGATGGTTGGAATTTAGACAATGTGTTGGAAGCTCAAGATAGGAGAGACGGTGGAGACGCCATTCAAGAAGAGGTTGAAGAAGTGAACTAAAAAATATGGATTTATTTAATCCTGCGATAGAATTTAATTACACAATAATGATAAAAGATTTAGATATCACAAACTTTGATAATCCTTACCTACAGATTGTGTGGGAGGATTATGCAGAAAATTTTACACAAGAAAAAATAAAGAGTGTTCGTCATTACTTCCAAAAGAAGTATAACACAACCAATGTTAATGTAATAACAAAAACAAAGGTTGCTGACGACACCACGCATACCGTAGACATATCCTTTAACATTTTGGATGAGAACTATCAATTAGAACTAGTTCGTTCATTCTTGGAGTCAAAAGGGAATATGGAACACTACGATGATATCTACCAGCTTAATAGTATTGTGGATAACAAATTGTTACAGGACCAAACCGACGCATCACCATTTAAACGATGGTATATCAAAAATATTGAGTTCTCAAACTTCCTATCCTATGGTGAGAATCAGAAGATAGATTTTGAGAAGTGTGATGGGATTACGGTTGTTGAATCAAACCCACCTAACTTTGGAGGTAAGACGGTTCTTACCGTGGATTTACTTATGTTCTTATTCTTTAATGAGACCACCAAGACATCCAAAGCCGAGGAGATATTTAATAGATTTACCGAAAGAAATAAAGTTGCTGTAAAGGGTGAAATTACAATTGATGGTGATGAGTATATCATATTGAGAAATATTGAGAGAAAGTTATCAAAGAAAAACGAATGGACGGTTAAGACCGAGTTGGACTTTTATAAAAGATTGTCTGATGGTAGTTTGCAGAACTTCACCGGGGAACAACGAAGAGAAACCGAGGCGTTTATTAAAACATCTATCGGAACTAAAGAGGACTTCTTAATGACCATCCTAACAACTGCCACTAACTTGGAAGAACTAATTGATGCCAAACCCACAGCGAGGGGTCAGGTTCTTTCAAGATTTATGGGGTTAGATTTTCTTAAGCGTAAGGAAGAAGCCGCCAAAGAAATTTATAGTGAATTTTCCAAAGGAATGTTGTCTAACATCTATAACTCGGAACAACTTAAAACGGATAACCAAACCAGCCAAGACACGATTGATAATCTAACGGAAACTAATCTTACATTGGATGGTCAATTGGCTGATACTAAAGAAAGGATTCTTAAAGGTCAACAGTATCGTGATGGGTTATTAAATTCCAAACACAACATTGACAAGGAATTAACAATGATATCTCCGGACAAGGTTCAAGAAGAGATTATTGGGTTGGCGACCCAAAAATCTAAATCTATTTCTGATAGAGACGGAGTTAAAGTTGTTGAACCATCCGAATTTTACCACGAGGACAAACACGATAAGGTTAAACAGGAGATTAAGGATTTGATTACTAAACAAGCCGATAACAACGCAAAGATTAAAAACATTGAGGAACTTAAAAGTTCTGTTGATGGTGGAATCAAATGTGAGCACTGTGGTATTGAACTTATGAACGCAGCAATTACCAATGCAAAAATTGGGGAGCTTGCGGGGTTTATCACGCACAAAGGGGAATTAGAGGGGTTAATGCGTGATTTAACCAGCAAAGAACTTGGATTTGTTAATCTTAAAAAAGAGTTTGATGAGTATGAAAAAAACAAACTTATCAAAGAGAAATATGAATTAAGTGTTGAGAGATTCCAACTGATGATTGACGCGTTGAAAACCAAATTGGATAGATACACCGAAGTTCAGGACAAGGTTATTGAAAATAACAAAACCGATGGATTATTAATTAAAGCGGGTATTAGAATAGATGAACTTGAAGGTGAGAAAAAAACCATTGAAACCAGTGTCTCTAACAATAAATTTACAATAACCAATCTTACGACCAAGATAACATCTAACTTGGAGACAATTAGAAAAATTGGGGAAGAAGCCGAGAGAGAACGAATCTATAAAATATATTTGGAAATCTTCGGTAAGAATGGGGTGACCAAACTTATAATGAAAACAATGATGCCACTTATCAATAGTGAATTACAAAGGTTATTAGAGAATAGTTGCCACTTTAGATTGGAAGTTAAGATTAACGATAAGAATGAGGTTGATTTCCTCATGATTGATAACAATACTCAAGTAGAGAAACCAATGTCATCCGGTTCAGGATATGAAAGGTCAATTGCTTCATTGGCGTTGAGAGCGGTGTTGAGTAAAATCTGTTCATTGCCAAGAGCCAATGTTGTGGTGTTTGATGAAGTATTTGGTAAGATATCCAATGATAACTTGGAGATGGTATCAGAGTTCTTTACCAAGATTAAAGAGTATTTTGAGAAGATATTCGTCATTACACATAACCCATTAGTCACGAATTGGGCGGACAATGTAGTCAGGATTAAAAAAGAAGAAAATATTAGTTATGTTTCTCAATAAAAAAGATACCCATCATTGATGGGTGTTTTTATTTTAACTATATTTTTAATATAAAATAATAAACATAAAAACTTATGCTTGAGAAAATATATCCTTTTAAGCTATCATGATTCTGGAGCGTAAGATTAAACCTTTAAGAAATTTAATTTCAAAAAAACAAACTCTACAAAGAAAAAATATTCTTGTTGGGGTTATGGAGGAAAATGTGGGATGTG